CAGGAGTCTTGGTCGATCATAAAGATCCGTCGCGAATTTGACGTACCCAACACACATAAGTTCCGTAGGGGTTACCACGGAACCTGGCACAGGTTATACAATTATCTAAGTTCACCAGCAGCCAACTGATGCGGACATATCACCCAGTCCAGGGGTGCAGATGCGCTCTGCAGCGCGTGAGGAGGACTAATAACCGTAGTCCTTCGCGTAAATCACGTCGAGTACTCGTGATTCAACGCTATCACCAAGATAACTATCGCTGATCAAATTCAGCAATTCTTCACAATCGCTCACGCGAAGTGAATATCGCTTCCTTATCTCTTCCATAGGAATCTTGGTGCCACTCAGGATAGTGGAGAAGCTGGGCGTGTCACTCCCAACATAACGCCTCCAAAAGGTTTGGAAAACATCCGTGTTTCCATCATGAATCCAAGACCTAACCACACCCTCGTTAAAGGATGCGGCCCTCTTGCTGAGTGAAACACCAGTACTGCCTGGCAAATCACCAACAATTGTCCCAAACCCACGTAACATCGCACCAATGTTTTTATAGGGCACTACAACCCCATCGACCAAGGCAGGTGAATGCTTCAGGAATTGAATGTCGCCATAAGTATGACAAACATCAACCTTTAACATAAACCCCATTTCCTCTGCGGCCTGTACAATGATACGACGCAGCTCACCCTTACTAACCATTCTACCGCCTACGAGTCTACAGATATTTAATCCAATTAGACTCAGCGCCGTGTTATTCAAACTAGTTGTAATCGAACTCCCGGAATACAAAATCTCCGTCTCAGGGGAGAAAATGATACGTTCTTTCCAATCAGTAGAAAACACGATGAATGGTTTCCCGCACTGTTCGAAAACAGCATCAACATCAGCAAAGTATCTAGGGTCGATCCTAATCAACTCTTTAAGTATGCTGAATGTATAATAGTGCGAGCCATCGCACTGCGAGATGTCAAGGTTCGCTGTGAAAACCCCGTCTGAACACACAGCTGACAAACAAGCATCGTCGCTGAAGTAGTACAAGTGCATCCCCGTTGGATACATCAATGTTTCAAAAACCTCCTTTAGAACTGGTTTTTCCGGAGTCTTTATGAATTGCTGGGAATAATTACCAACTACATATTTTTGAGAAAAGACCTGCTTAACCCAATCAAACATGTAACCAGCAACACTGCTTCCCGGACAACTCAAATCACCAATTCCACGGGGGTTCTTACCTACTGCAAGCAACTCACCTGTTTTGCATTTATAACGCACACGGCGCATTCGGAGTCCTGTGTCCTTGCCATATACGTATATCTGCCGCCTAATAGCCTGTCTGAGTTTCCTCTTCGGGTGTTCGGCATCACACCATGCGTTCCTCTCCTTGGTGGCGCTACCTTTAGTATCACAGATTTGTTTGTACTCTCTATGAAACCAAGCAACCCACTCTACGTACACCGACCCGAGAGTCCGTTTCAACCCACGCTGATTCACGATTAGAAGATCATGCAACCCCACATTCGCTGGATCCCTAGTGGCTGTAATTCTACGTACAGCGCCCCTAATACCAACATTGTTGCAGTGCGGCATGATCGTCTTGCTCCTGAAGTGTGGCCCGAAAACTGTCCTATACTCCCGAGATAGCCCACTGTCTTTATGTACATATTGTTTGTCGACTGAAAAGTTGACATCATCATTGTCCCAGCATGAAGGTGGTGTAGCCTTCACTCTGAAACGGTGATTAAACACATACAATCCACGCAGCTCAACGTCGTTACAGTGAGCCTTATATACCCCCACCTGGTACACCCCACGTGGGGCGGCTGATTGTCACCAGGTGACGCTCTGAACAGCCGACTCCTTGGATACCGCAAAATGCGAATTGTGGAATCGACATGTCAGAACGGCCTGATGAACAGCCGTCACAGTCTGCAACAAGATTACTCGGTCCAAAGGGTATGAGAGGTTCTTGGTCAAGGAAGCAATGTCTGATTGGATGTACCTTAGCAATGCGGAGTGATCCTTGGAAGCACAACGTATGTTGAAGGCTGCATCAAACAAATGCTTGTAAATCTGAACATGAACCCGACC